GCAGCGCATTCGTAATGCGAAGGTCGTAGGTTCGACTCCTATTATCGGCACCATTTAAATCAATAAGTTACACATCATTAGTACCTTCCTTATTTTTTGACTGGGACAAATTTGGGACCGATGGGTTCAGGATCGAGTCTATTTGCCGTGCGTGTTCGGTAAGGTGATTAGGTGCAAGGTGAGCATATCGACGAACCATTTCGATAGACTCCCAGCCTCCCATTTCCTGTAACACTGACAACGGGACTCCGGCTTGAACCAGCCAACTTGCCCAGGTGTGTCTCAAGTCGTGAAATCTGAAATCATCAATACCAGCCCGTCTCAGCGCCGCTTTCCAGGCTGTGTTTGCGTCATACCGCATCTTCCTGACTGTTGGCGCTTTCGTTCCGTCTGGTTTGGTACAGCTTTCCTTGTACACAAATATCCAACGGTGATGATTCCCGATTTGTTTTTTCAATACGCGACATGCAGTATCATTCAGCGCAACGCCAATTGCGCGGTTTGATTTACTCTCTTCCGGGTTTATCCATGCCACCCGGCGCTGCATGTCTATTTGTTGCCATTCAAGGTTGATGATGTTCGAGCGTCTTAAGCCTGTTGCCAGTGCAAATTCAACAACAGACTTTAATGGCTCCGGACATTCATCAATCAGCCTTTGTGCTTCATGGGGCTCCAGCCAGCGGATCCGTTTATTCTTTGGTTGGGGCACTTTAATAATTGGTGCCTTATCCAGCATTTTCCATTCACGCTCTGCGGCTCTTAGTAGGGCCTTTATAAATGAAAGATGCGTAGCCTTCGTTGCAACGGACGCTGGTTTTGGCGTGTATTCTGGAACAGGTTTCCCTTTTTTTCTGCATGCTTCTGCCCTGAGTTTCCAGTTTTCCTCATGACGCCGGTTCGTCATTTTCTGCATTGCTGAATAAATTTTTGATTCAGTAATGTCTCTTAGTTGCATTCCTGCGAAATGTTGAAGCCAGAATCCGATCCGGCTTTTGTCATCGTCCAGTGATTTTTTATGTGCTTTCTCTTCAAGCCACCTGACACACGCTTCCTCGAACGTTATATCAGGTATTTCACCAAGTTTGCTGACCCGCCATGCTTCAGCCTTTAGCTTGTCATGGAGTTCTGTCGCCTGCCTTTTGTCCTTTGTTCCAAGAGACTGTTTAAATCTTTTACCGTTCGGCAATGTGAAACTGGCGTACCATATTTCACCTCTGCGGAAGAGTGACATTTTCTTTCCTCTGTTATGCCATCACCCGCGCTCACCTGGACAGTATGCAGCGGAGACTGAAGAGCCGCAATGCAGGCTTGTCGTGTTGTGAGGTAAGGAGATTTATTCTTAGTGGGATCTTTGCGTGTTGCCTGAAGACGCCCTGTGCGTATCCAGTTAATGGCAGTCGGTCTGGATATCTTGAGAAAATGACAGGCCTCATCGAGTGTGAGGCTGTATGGCTCCATTATTTCACCTCTTGCTGTGACATTGTTGAAAAATGGATACCAGCTCGTTGCTGCCAGACGATCCAACCGAGAGTCATATCCCATGCCATGTATTCGTTATCGCCGTTTTTTGCTCTCCGACGATCTACTAAGTCACCGAAACGCTTTTCCATGAATAATTCATAAGCTTCGCGTTCATCTGGTTCTACTTCCAGAGATAGGAGTGCGATTTCATAAGCACGGCGCTCAATATCGTCTCGCACGTCAAGGCTGCTGATACGCTCTTTAATTTCTTTAATCAGTTCTTTGTCGGTAAAAGTGGTCATTATGCTCCAGCCTCCGGTGCTTTTGGCATTACTGCCCAGTGAGTGATATTGACGTTTTCAAGGTCCCCGACCTGAAATGTCCACTGCCATTCTCCGGTTTCTTTTTGTCCCCAGGTGTACCAGAGAGAACGCCAGCCAATTAGCCAGCCTTCTCCGTTAGCATCGAATAACAAAACACTTTCATTTGCTGGTGGCAGTTCAGTTGACACTGGTATTACTTTGTTTTCCTGTGCTGCACATTTAGCTTCAAGCGCATCGAATTTACGCACTAGGTATTCAGCATCTGTTTCATTTACTTTCAGATCTCGCGGTACACATCTCCCACGAAGAAACCCTTCCATTTCGAAAACATTCATGCGCATTTGCGTAACTCCGATAACTCGTTAAAGCGTTCCATAAACATCCCGTAGGCATGGCCCGGAGCCAGTGGAATCACGTTGAACATCTCTGTTGCCGGGATACCTTCCAGTACAGGCCAGAAAGAGCCATCATCAAGCCCGAGATCGCGGCGTTCGGTTGCCAGCATGATGAGATCGGCATATTTCACGGGCGTACTCATAACTGGGGGTAACCCGTATTTCTCACGGATTACGGCGTCTATTTTTTCTTCCATTTGTTTATAGTCAGGAAGAAGGCGTTTCAGTGGTGCGGGAATGTCCTGGCAATACGCTTCTGTTGCATCATGCATTAACGCTTCAAAAGCAAATTCCTGCGGCACCAGCTGGCTGCAAAGAACCGCATGTTGGGCGACGCTGTAGAAGTGCGAAAGATGACCGGCAAAGCGACAGATATTTGAAAGGGAAACCGCGATATCGTTAATATCGATGTCGTCTTTATTTATCCTGTCATAATAAAAATGCTTCCCGGAAAAAGTTTTAATAAATGACATTTTGTTCTCCACGTATATGCGCTGCACCGCGCTGAATTCTGGTAAAAAGAATCCCTCACCATCCGGCGATTATTGAGTAAATTACGTTTCCATAAATGCCCCCGCAGGGGCATTTGCAGTAATGAAATCAGGCGGTGAAAGTACCAATAAAGGTTTCTACTTTGCTGTCCTTGAATTTCTCAACAAGCAGATCACGAAATTCGTTAGCCATTTCTTCCTGCACCGCCTCCAGCTGAATAATGCGTAGAACCAGTACAGGACGATCGCCAGTGATAATACTGAGGCGTAATTTAAACGGACGTTCTTTCAGACCTTCAAACGGAACGCATTTAAATTCAAATGCCACTGGCATAATGTCTTTGGTCTTCGCTTCGACAGACTCCATCAGGGAGCGTTTGCCGCTGAAGTCATTATCTTCAAAATCAGCGGTCTGGTTTGCTTCAATCGTGATTTTACGGACAGCCGCAGCCGCTTTTGTTGCCTGAATAGCGTCACCATTAGCATCAAAGCCCACAAGATAGTCGGCCCAGTCTTCAATCCATTCTGCCAGTGACTTCTGGGAGTTACGCTCGCCGTTAACAGACAACAGAGCAGAGAACGGTGCTGTCTTTTTCAGTTTGAGTGTGGCGGTGTTATCTGCGTGACCTGGTTCATCAATAGTACCCAGGTTAAGCACACTGACGGCACGCATATTATCAGCATCGATAAAGCAGCGGGTGCCTTCATCTGCAAGATCTTTAGAATAACGGGTAAAGTCATCGATGCTGGCAGTGGAAAGCGCACCACGGAAACGGAAGCGATTTAAATTAAATTTTTCCAGATCATGAATGCGGAAATTCTCAGGCAATGCCACAGCATCGGCACCAATCTTACTGATAATTTCATTAACACCCTGAGCAGAAATAAGGGCATGGATTTGATTAATTGCGGTTGCGTCTAAGTTCTGAGACATAATAAGTCCTCACTATATAAAGATATTCAGTGATGAGATAAATAATCAGTTAATTAAAAACGATATTAACGACCTGCTGCGCGGAGTTTTCCGTCAGGTTCACCGGCAAGAGTCAGTAACTGTCCCTGGTCTTCCTGCAGAATAGTCAGGCGACCACCGCGATTGACATACATCGGCGTTTCGGTGGTGTCTTCTTCGGAAATTTTCCCGCGGTTAGTCGGGCGAACATATGAGAGTTTGTGTTTGATTTTCACTCGGTTCTCATCAAACGGTTCGATTTCCAGGTTGAGCGAGACCTTACCTTTGGTTTTCGTGTTCATCACACCGGAAGCGACTTCACTGAGAACTGCGCCGATTTTGGTTTCAAATACGCCGCCGTCCAGCTCCCCGATAAATGCCTGCACATCAGTACTGCGTTCGCTAGCCATTTTGCTGCTCCTCATCATATCGACCCTGCAAGGTCGGTTAGTTTCTCCACAAAACAGAGAAGAACACCTGCGGTGACTGCCGCCCGGATGGATTGGGTTATGAGCCCGTCGTCCGGTGATGCTCTTCTCTGTTTTGTAAAAAGGACGGTACCAGCCGGAAGCAAGGGTACAAGCTGGTACCGCCAAGACTACACACAGCATAAAGTTGTGGTGCCGGGTGCCTCCCGGTGCCTGGCGAAGGTTGCACACCAGGCGGGTGGGTATCCACAGAAGGTCGACTGTCAGCCTCAACCTTAACCCGCGTGCGCTGAGCCGCATTCACCACAACGCTAAGGATTCTCTCTGGTTGAAAATACTTAGCTGTTATGTGCCTGCTTTTAGCCACATCAGGCGAGGTGGACCTAGTTATTCCCCAACAACAAGGATTCGGTTAATCTGGTTATCCCCAACAACGCAAAAGGAAAAGAAATGTCCGGTAATATCTATACGCTGTACAAATCCCACTGTGAAAATGTTGGAAAGTATCGGGGCATTGAAATCAGTGGGGTAGTGTCATCAGTCGAAATAAGCAAAGTTGAATCAAGGGCAACATTACTTACTCTTTTGGACCTTGTCTTACATGAACACCGGAAGAAATTCGGCACTCCCTATAATCAGTTGAATGGGAAAAAGGCTCTGGTTCACCTTATTCTGATGAAGCATCACTGGATGCCAAAACAGATTAATGAGATGAAATTTGATGAACTTCTTCTTTCAATTCAGGATGAACTCACACTTGATAAAATAAGCGTAACCGCCCAGAAATTTTTAGATTATCGAGACTGGAGATCACAAATTCATCACTTTGATGATTTTGACGAAAATGAATGGGATCCTAATTTGTCTGCACAATATCTAAAGTAACATCCTGTGATAAAACCGTGATTTCCTGATCCAGTTTTTTTAAGGAGTCTATTGTTTCCTGTCGATAAGACAGCACTTCACGAAGCTGGTTTATAGCTGCCAGCTTCTTTGTCATCCACTCATAAATTTCCTCATCTGTGTAGCCAGGCGCGACGATTTTGGGTTCTGTTTTGTGCATTTCACATCTCCTCAAGTTATCAGTTACTTGTTGATGGGGACCAGATTGTTAAAGAGCTAAGCGTCCTGTAGGGCGCTTTTTTGTTGCTAACGAATCATCCTGGACTTCATATGCCCCAGGCGGCTACTTCGTGGGCGTCCTGCCTGTTCGTTGTTTCGCTTGGGTACATTATGTATCTCAAAGGTACATTGTCAAGTATAAAAAAACCTGCCGAAGCAGGTTCATAAACATTGATTAGGCTTTGATTTTGTATCTTCTTGGTTTTCCTGAGAAAATCACTGTACCAATTATAGAGCAATTACCGTTGATCTTAATGTAAGGCTCAGGCCAGTTTGGGTTTAACGCTTTGAGATAACGCTGTGTCCCATCTTCTATCAACCTTTTGAAGGTGGTTTCGCCTGTATCGTGCATCAATGCAATAACGTCGTCACCGTGGCAGGCAGGTACTTCAGGATCGACAAAAATCATGTCTCCCGGGCGGTACTCATCAATCATTGAATCACCTATCACCCGCAAGATATAAGTCATTTCCCCACAGGGTACAGGGCAGGGATACGTTTCTGCTGTGCTCAAATCAACCTCAGAATATCCAACTTCTTTCCATGCTCCGGCCTGTACCCATGATATGACAGGGACTAATGTGATTTGTTTATTAGTGATTGAAACATCAGGTTTTTTTGTGATGTTCGTTGTCTGGTGTTCTTGATCGAGCCATCCGACAGGCAGGTCGAAACATTTTTCGATGTGTCGTGCCATGCTGTCACCGATATTTTTAGTAGCACCATCTCCCATAAACCTGCTGGTCTGGGTTGGCTCGCGATCAATCATAGTGGCAAAGGAAGAATTCCCGCCAACACCATCTCTCAGTTTTCTGGCGTTAGACCGCCGGATGTCATGGATTGTTTTCATAACGAAATTAAAACCCTTGTACCGTTAAGGTACAAGTATCTTGAAGGTTCATTTCAATCATGTAATATGTACACCGGAGGTACATATTGTATGAAAGCGTATTGGGACTCTTTAACCAAAGAACAGCAGGGCGAGTTGGCCGGAAAAGTTGGCTCAACACCTGGCTACTTACGGCTGGTTTTCAATGGCTATAAAAAAGCCAGTTTTGTGCTGGCTAAAAAACTTGAGCAATGCACGTCAGGTGCAATTACGAAATCTGACTTAAGACCGGATATCTATCCGAAAGATTAGCAGAACACTTTCAATTTTTAACCACAGAACGATGAGGCTAACCGTGGGTAAGCATCACTGGAAAATAGAAAAACAGCCTGAGTGGTACGTGAAAGCTGTCAGAAAAACTATCGCGGCGTTGCCGGGTGGTTACGCTGAAGCGGCTGACTGGCTCGATGTAACAGAAAACGCTTTATTCAACCGCCTTCGTGCAGATGGCGATCAGATTTTCCCGCTGGGATGGGCAATGGTTTTACAGCGTGCTGGTGGCACTCACTTCATTGCTGATGCTGTGGCGCAGTCTGCAAATGGCGTCTTTGTGTCTCTTCCTGACGTCGAGGATGTGGACAACGCCGATATCAACCAACGCCTGCTGGAAGTCATTGAACAGATCGGCAGTTATTCAAAACAGATTCGTTCAGCAATTGAAGACGGTGTAGTGGAACCGCATGAGAAGACAGCAATTAACGATGAGCTGTACCTCTCAATTTCGAAGCTGCAGGAGCATGCAGCACTGGTCTACAAAATCTTTTGCGTTTCAGAAAGTAGTGACGCCCGCGAGTGTGCAGCTCCGGGCGCCGTGGCGTGTCGTGACTGTGGAGAAACTAACGCATGAACAGTTTAACAACACACTACCGTCGCTCGCAACTGATTGCGCTTCCTGTACCGGGTGGAAAAGCGAAGGTGGAGTATTGCTATGCAGTAAATGTACTAGGTGACAGGGAAATTGTAACCCACAGCTTTGCAGAGTGGGCTGTGGGTGATTTCAACCGGCAGAAGGAGACAGTCCTTTGCGACAAGTTAACCGCTGGTTCAAAGATCACTACGGAGTGCCCGTCAGAGTCATTCGTTGGGAGCCGGAAACACAACGGGTTATCTACCTCCGTGAAGGCTATGAGTATGAGTGCTTCAGCCCGCTCGAACAGTTTCGTTGTAAATTCAGGGAAATAGAGGTCGGTCATGAGCACTAAATTAACCGGCTATGTATGGGATGGTTGCGCTGCGTCAGGCATGAAATTATCCAGCGTGGCAATTATGGCCCGCCTGGCTGATTTCAGTAATGACGAAGGTGTGTGCTGGCCATCAATTGAAACCATTGCCCGTCAGATTGGCGCGGGGATGAGTACCGTCAGAACGGCTATCGCACGGCTGGAAGCAGAAGGCTGGTTAACGCGTAAGGCGCGTCGCCAGGGTAACCGCAATGCGTCGAATGTTTATCAGCTTAACGTTGCGAAGCTTCAGGCAGCGGCATTTTCTCAACTGTCAGATTCTGACCCGTCAAAATCTGACGCATCAAAATCTGACCCGTCAAAATTTGATGCGTCGAAATCTGGCAAAAAAGCGGGTTTTCACCCGTCAGAATCTGGCGGGGATCCGTCAGTAAAATCAAAACATGATCCGTCAGATAAAAAAACTTCTCGTCCGGACGCTTCGCAACCGGACACGCAGACGGCTGAACAGGAGTTTTTAACTCGCCATCCTGATGCGGTTGTATTCAGCCCTAAAAAGCGCCAGTGGGGAACGCAGGATGATTTGACCTGCGCACAGTGGCTCTGGAAAAAAATCATCGCCCTGTACGAGCAGGCCGCCGAATGTGACGGCGAGGTGGTTCGTCCCAAAGAACCGAACTGGACAGCCTGGGCAAACGAAATTCGCCTGATGTGTGTGCAGGATGGTCGTACTCACAAACAAATCTGCGAGATGTACAGCCGCGTCAGCCGCGATCCGTTCTGGTGCCGTAACGTGCTCAGCCCGTCGAAGCTGCGGGAAAAATGGGATGAGCTTTCCCTGCGCTTATCGCCGTCCGTCAGCACGTACACAGAAAAACGCGAAGACCCGTACTTCAAAGCCAGTTACGACAACGTGGACTACAGCCAGATCCCGGCAGGATTCAGGGGGTGATCATGAGTCTTTTGAATGAAGTTCAGAAATACATTGAAGCCCATCCGGGGTGTACTTCCGGAGACATTGCGGATGCTTTTGCAGGTTACTCACGGCAGCGCGTTCTGCAGTCAGCAAGCAAGTTACGTCAGAGTGGGCGTGTGGCTCACCGTTGTGAAGGGGATACACGCAGACATTTCCCGCGCCTGACTGAGAGAGCGCAGGAGGCGGAACCGCAACCAGTTCGTGAAACCAGACCTGTGCGCAATTTCTATGTCAGCACTAACGACCCGCGGGAGATTTTGTGCCTGACCCGCCAGGCTGAAGAACTGGAGTCCAGGGGCTTATACCGTCGTGCTGCAACGGTGTGGATGGCGGCATTCCGTGAAAGCCACTCCCAGCCAGAACGAAACAATTTTCTGGCGCGTCGTGAGCAGTGTTTACGGAAAAGCAGCAAGCGCGCTGTATCGAGTGATGAGTGGTATCTGTCAGGGAATTACGTGGGGGCGTAATGACGACGTTAACTCAATGCCAGCAGCAGGTGCTGGATATGCTGATTTCTTACCAGAAAGAACGTGGCTTCCCGCCAACCAATCAGGAGGTGGCAACCATGCTGGGATATCGTTCGGTGAATGCAGCGGTGGAGCATCTTCGCGCACTGGAGAAAAAAGGCGTCATCACGATAAAGCGTGGCGTGGCCCGGGGGATAACGCTTCATACCGCGGTGAAGGACGACGACAGCGAGGCGGTCGGGATTATCCGCTCACTGCTTGCCGGTGAGGAAAACGCCAGGCTGCGTGCAGCCCACTGGTTACATGAGAGGGGCCTGAAAGTATGAAGCTGATCCTGCCTTTTCCGCCCAGCGTGAACACGTACTGGCGACACCCCAACAAAGGGGCGTTTGCTGGTAAGAGCCTGATAAGCGCGGCGGGGCGAAAATTCCAGAGCGCGGCGTGCGCAGCAATAGTTGAGCAGTTACGTCGTCTGCCGAAACCAACGTCGGCACCTGCTTCAGTGGAGATCGTGTTGTTTCCTCCGGATAACAGGATCCGCGATCTGGACAACTATAACAAGGCGCTGTTTGACGCCCTGACCCACGCGGGGGTGTGGGAAGACGACAGCCAGGTGAAAAGAATGCTGGTGGAGTGGGGACCGGTTATCCCGGAAGGGAAGGTCGAGATCACTATCAGTAAGTACGAGAAAACGGCGGGTGCAGCCGCCTGATTAAGAGGAGAAACGAAGTATGAATAATCTGATGGTCATTGATGGTATTGAAGTTCGTCGTGATGCTTATGGGCGTTACAGCCTGAACGATCTGCACAGGGCCGCCGGGGGAGAACAAAAAAACCGCCCGAAATACTGGCTCTCCAATAAGCAAACCTGTGAATTGATTGAACAACTTTTCACCGAGGGTGGAATTCCGCCTCTGGAACAAAATCAACCAGTTAGCGTCATTAATGGCGGAAATAACCAGGGGACGTATGTCTGCAAAGAACTGGTGTATGCCTATGCAATGTGGATCAGCCCGTCATTCCATCTGAAGGTGATCCGTACTTTCGATATGGTAACCAGCGTACCGGAAAAATTATCCGGGCAGGCTGCTGACAAGATGCAGGCTGGAGTGATTCTGCTGGACTTTATGCGCAGGGAGTTAAACCTGTCTAACTCTTCAGTGCTTGGTGCCTGTCAGAAACTCCAGGAGGCTGTTGGCTTACCGAATCTGGCACCGCGCTATGCCATTGATGCTCCTGCTGACGCGCCTGATGGCTCAAGTCGCCCGACACTGTCGCTGAGTGCACTGCTGAAACAGTATGGTATCCGCCTTACGGCTAATCAGGCATATCACCAGATGGCGAAGCTGGGGATCGTCGAGCAGCGCGAACGATACAGCCGTACCGCGATTAACAACATCAAAAAATTCTGGTCGCTGACGGCGAAAGGCTGCATGTTCGGCAAGAACATCACCAGTCCCGCAAATCCGCGCGAGACGCAGCCGCATTTCTTCGAATCCCGATTCTCTGAGCTGTTAAAGTTGCTCGATACCGTTCATTGAGGTGACCGTGAGAGCACTACTGACCCCTGAAATAGCCCCGCGTATGGGGATCGTATTGTTCAGACCAGGTTCAGAGCTGATGCCCCTGTTTATGCAGGGGCGTGTACTGCTGGAGCCTGAGCCGGAACGTTATTCATCTTTCGCCAGTGGTGCCGTTCCCGCGGCATCACAACCGCTGGCGGATGATCCTGCTGTTCGGGCCGTGTTCCGCAATGAGGCAGTGATCCGTCGTGCTGGTGGCGTGGAATGTCTTGAAAGCTGGTTACTTCGTGAAAAAGGCTGCCAGTGGCCTCATTCCGACTGGCACAGCGAGAACATGACCACAATGCGACACGCTCCGGGCGCAATCCGTCTGTGCTGGCACTGTGATAACCAGCTGCGCGATCAGTTCACGGAACGGCTGGAATCAATGGCAACGGATAACTGTGCCCGCTGGGTGTTGTCTGTTGTGCGTCGGGATCTCGGTTTTGATGATAGTCACGTTGTGACAATGCCGGAACTGTGCTGGTGGCTGGTTCGTAATGACCTGGCGGATGCCTTACCGGAAAGTGCAGCCCGTAAGGCACTGAGATTACCGAAGCCTGTTGTGTCGTCTGTCACCCGGGAAAGTGACCTTGTGCCTTCGGTTCCTGCCACCAGCATCATCCAGGATAAAGCGAAAAATGTGCTGGCGCTGAAAGTGGATCCTGAGTCGCCGGAGTCTTTTATGTTACGCCCAAAACGTCGCCGCTGGGTCAATGAAAAGTACACGCGCTGGGTTAAGACACAGCCGTGTGCATGTTGTGGAAAGCCTGCTGATGATCCCCACCACCTGATAGGCCACGGTCAGGGGGGAATGGGTACAAAAGCGCATGACCTCTTTGTGTTGCCTTTGTGCAGAAAGCATCACGACGAGCTGCATGCGGATACCGTGGCATTTGAAGATAAGTATGGCTCCCAGCTGGAGCTGATATTTCGTTTTATCGATCGTGCGCTGGCAACTGGCGTGCTGGCCTGATTTTGTGGAGAAAGTTGATGCGTGATATTCAGATGGTTCTTGAGCGTTGGGGGGCATGGGCGGCGAGTGACAGTTCAGGAGTAGACTATTCGCCTATAGCTGCTGGGTTTAAGGGACTTCTTCCCTATACAAGCAAAACACGTCAGGCTTGTTCAGATAGTGATGCATTAATTATTGAAGGTTGTCTTGCTCGTCTAAAGCAAAAAAGGCCAGACGAACATTCGCTTCTTGTTGCCCATTACCTATACGGTATCTCTAAAAGAAAGCTCGCCAAAGCTCGTAAAAAGGATGAGAAACTAATACGCATTGAGATACAGATGGCTGAGGGGTTTATTGAAGGCTGTCTCTCAATGCTTGATCTTTGTTTGGAAATGGACCAATAGACTACTAGAATAGCAACTGCCGCTCAGCTTTGCGGATCGGCAGTTTCTGATGGTGTAATGTTACGCGCAGATGTTTCAAGTATAGATTCCCTTCCGATTGATACCAAAATTTCGATTGTTCTTGCTTTAGCCTGCATCAATGTTGATTTTATTTCAGGACTTAAGTGGTCAGATCGTAACTGCTTCTCAATCTCAGCCAAATCACGCTTGCATTTTGCTCTTTTGGCTGCGTCTTCTGGAGATTCGAAACCATGCCTCGAAATGAACCAATTCATGACGTAAGTTAAAGTTGCCGCAACACCCGGTACTAATGCGTAGGCTACAGTTCGCCACACGCTATTAGGGTCGGTTAAAATCGCGCTAACAAGAACACTTAAAATTGCTCCCCAACCACCAGTTGAAAGGGTAGCTTTTCCTGTGCTTAGACCTTTAGTTTGAGAATTCATTTTCGTTTTGAATTCTCCGCAATTGCCTCATCAATGAGGGTTGTTAGCATTTTTCCCTTTTTACTTGGAACTTTTATTACTAGCGTTTTGGTCACTCCGGAATCTTCATCGTGATATCGGAATTCGAAGACTTTTGTAGGGAATAGTCGACGCCAAAGCAAGGCTGACGCTGAATAGCAAAAACGACTAAAGGCAGGGATGATCATTATCACCCCTATCCAGAAGATCAGTTGTGCTATCTGCATGTTTAGTGTCACTTTTGTCAAGCCTCAGCAGGGCGTTTTCGTTTTACTTTGGTTATAGCATACTTGGTTGTGGCATTTCGCGCAGTGAAAGTTTTTATAGTTTTTAGCTCAACAACAAACAAATCTTCTTTTGTAAAACTGATGATTCCGTTTTGAACTTGGTGTATAAACAACTGATCTTCAAAGGTAACAGCATGCTCTTCGCCTAAATAATCGATTCTCCAACCCTTTGTACCCTCGAAGTTGATCTGTACGAATCTAACATTGACTTCTTCTACAGACTCTTCTTTTTCAAGTAGTGTGCCTCTAGGCAGCGGTTTGATCTCTTCGGTTTCACTTCCTTCAAGACGAACGACTTCTTCGCCTTCATCATTCAGCACCTTAAATACTGCTCCTTGTTTGCCGTCTAATGGTGCACGAACTACATTCACAAGGGCATCACGGACTTCTGGATCTGTTACTAACTTAGCCACTGAGTCATGGCAAACAATTTCTTCCCCTTCAAGCTCAAGAACAGATTCTTCTGTTCCTGCCCGTTTTGTTACCGAAATTACTTTCTTGCTGCCCAGTTGGCGGATTAGTGATAATGCTGGAGCTCCAATAGTAGCCCCGGCTATCCCTGTTAGGCCAATCACTTTTGCTACGTCGACGGCATGAGGAACAAGCTCCATCATCGTATAGGATACGCCGAGTGATCCCGCTTCAGCTGGATTAGTAACCATTAACTTAACGGTTTGTTGGCCGTCATTAAGTCTTTTATCAGCTGCTGATATTAAATCTGCCATCGAACCTATGGAAATGCTTAATGTTTTGGCATCAATTTTATGCTGTGCTAATTCATTATCCTCTGCATCGTAGAAGATCTGAAAAGAAGTTGTTTTAGTCACTCTTTGCTCGCTATGTCTTGATTTTTTTCCACAAAATACCTTTTTTTGGTGTAAAAAACATTATCGCGGTCCGCAAAAATTGCGTTACTGTGTTAAGAGTGATTACTTCGTCACACAGCTTAAACCCGCCGTCGAGCGGGTTTTTTTATACCTGTAAACCTGGTGCAGTACGGTAAACACGCTGGTGGTCGTGAATACTGACTTTTTATCTTGCTGGCTTTTTAGACAAGAGTTATTGGTATGTCATGTTAACCATGAAGGTAAAAAGACATGCTAAAACAGCAAGATATGACAGAAACGGCGAAAGTTGTTTTTAATGAATTAAACGGCAAACCGGCAACAGTCGGGGAGATAGCACAAAACACATACCTTTCACGCGAACGCTGTCAGTTAATACTGACCCAGCTGGTTATGGCGGGGCTGGCAGATTACCAGTTCGGCTGTTACAGACGCCTTCAGCAATGAAGGGCTTTTAATTTGTGAAAATGGGCGGCTGGTGGGTGTTGGTAGCACCTGCCAGCCATTCGCTCATGCTTACTGGTCACAAGCGAACCATGGCCCACTGCTTTAGCGCAAAAGCAGAGTGAGCCTACCAGAGTTACGCTTACTGATCCATGAAAAATACTGTAAAAATAAACAGTGTTGATTTAATCAACGCTGATTGCCTGCATTTTATTCAGTCCCTGCCTGATGACTCCATTGATCTGATTGTTACCGATCCGCCGTACTTCAAAGTGAAGCCCAACGGCTGGGACAATCAGTGGAAAGGGGACGAAGATTACCTGAAGTGGCTGGACCACTGTCTGGCCCAGTTCTGGCGGGTACTGAAACCAGCCGGAAGCCTTTACCTGTTCTGTGGACATCGCCTGGCATCTGATATCGAGATCATGATGCGTGAACGTTTCAACGTTCTTAACCATATCATCTGGGCGAAGCCGTCCGGACGATGGAACGGGTGTAATAAAGAAAGCCTGCGGGCATATTTCCCCGCTACAGAGCGCGTTCTGTTTGCTGAACATTACCAGGGGCCATATCGCGGCAAAAGTGACGATTATGCGGCAAAAGAAAGGGAACTCAAACAGCACATAATGGCACCGCTGATTTCGTATTTCAGGGATGCTCGTGCCGAACTGGGTATAACGGCAAAACAGATTGCCGAAGCCACTGGTAAGAAAAATATGGTTTCCCACTGGTTTGGTGCCAGTCAGTGGCAGTTGCCGAATGAGGCTGACTACCGGAAGTTGCAGGCACTGTTTTCCCGTATAGCGGCAGAGAAATTTCAGGAACAACAACTGGAACAACCACACCACCAGCTGGTGGCATCTTATGATTCACTGAATCGCAAATATTCTGAATTGCTGGATGAGTTTAAAACTCTCCGGCGCTATTTCTCCGTATCAGTTTCCGTGCCTTATACCGACGTCTGGACGCATAAACCCGTTCAGTTCTACCCGGGTAAACATCCGTGTGAGAAGCCTGCGGATATGCTCCGGCAAATAATCAGTGCCAGTAGTCGACAAGGCGATCTGGTTGCTGATTTCTTTATGGGATCCGGTTCCACAATAAAAGCGGCAATGGCGCTGGGGCGTCGGGCGTTAGGTGTTGAACTTGAGTCAGAGCGGTTTAATCAGACGGTGAAAGAGGTAAGTGAACTGGTGGGGAAATAATTCTGGTGGCCACGTTGCGTGGCCTTTTTATTTCCAACACAGCACCCGCAAATATCGCGAGGTGAGAGATGACGAAATGCCTCATAACCCAAATACCTGGCCGGACTGGCTGGAGTTGTTTCAGAGCTGGTGGCGTGGAGATACGCCGCTGGGCGCAGTGATTATGTCGATTGTTATGGCTGGTTTGCGTATTGCCTATTTTGGTGGTGGTGGCGGCTGGAAACGAAAAACACTCGAAATTTTGCTCTGTGGCGCTCTGACGCTGACCTTTGCATCCGCTCTTGAGTATGTCGGATGGCCTAAATCGCTTTCTGTTGCCATTGGTGGTGGGGTGGGGCTGATCGGGGTCGATGCAATTCGTGGGGCTGCAATGCGAGTAATCGGTAATAAGTTTGGTAGTTCTAAGGAGTAATTTATGCAGGTACTAAATTCCCAGCGTAAAGCTTTCCTTGATATGGTGGCTTGGTCAGAAGGAACGGATAACGGACGACAACCGACACGTAACCACGGTTATGACGTTATTGTCGGTGGTGAACTCTTCACTGATTACTCCGATCACCCTCGCAAACTTGTCACGCTAAACCCGAAACTCAAGTCAACAGCCGCCGGACGTTACCAGCTTCTTTCACGCTGGTGGGATGCTTACCGTAAACAGCTTGGCCTGAAAGATTTTTCTCCAGAAAGCCAGGACGCTGTAGCTCTGCAGCAGATTAAAGAGCGTGGCGCTTTACCGATGATTGATCGCGGTGATATTCGTCAGGCTATCGACCGTTGCAGCAATATCTGGGCGTCGTTACCCGGTGCAGGTTACGGTCAGTATGAACATAAAATCGGTGATTTGATTGCCCGGTTTAAAGAGGCTGGTGGGGTGGTAAATGAAGCTGAGCTATAAGCTGGTTATCGCTGGTTTCTTCGTTACTGTCATTGGTTCTTTCATCTGGTCGGCCAACCACTACTACAGCAAATATCAGTACGAAAAGAAACGTGCTGATGAGGCTGTACAAAATGCCAAATCGGCAACTGTCATTACCAATAACGTCCTGCAATCACTGCAAATCGTCAATACAGTTCTGGAGGCTAACCAGCATGCAAAACAGCAGATCACACTGGAGTCACAGAGAACCCAGGAAGATATCAAAGTGGCTGTTGCGGATGATGATTGTGCTTCACGTCCTGTGCCTGCTGCCGCTGCTGACCGGTTGCGGAAGTACGCGAACAGTTTACGTGCCTATTCCGGCGGTACCGTTGCCAGCAAGCCTGACTACTGAAACTCCCCAGCCAGTTATTCCCGATCCTCTGACCTATAGGGCCAGCCTGGATCTGAATGTGAGCCTGCTTTCGGCGTTGGGACAATGCAATATTGACAAAGCGGGGATTAGAAGTATCGAGATGCGCCGTAACGTTTTGCTGGCAGCAGGCAAATAGTCTGGACAAAGAACAGGAATATATTTATGCCTCCTCGAACCCCAAAAGCCTGCCGCGTTCGCGGCTGCCCCCATACCACCACTGACTCGTCAGGCTATTGCGAAAGGCACAAAAGCGAAGGCTGGAAGCAATACAAGCCAGGCCAGTCCCGTCATCAGCGCGGTTATGGTTCGAAGTGGGACAGTATCCGCGCGCGCGTCCTGAAGCGTGACAAAGGTTTATGTCAGTTATGTCTGCGTGCCGGTGTGGTGCGTGAAGCTAAAACCGTTGACCACATCATCCCTAAAGCGCATGGCGGCACCGATGCAGACAGTAATCTGCAGAGCCTGTGCTGGCCGTGCCATAAGACGAAGACGGCCCGTGAACGGCTAAAGTGATAATAATTCTCAACTGCCTGAGGGGAGGGGCGGGTCAAATCCCTGTGGCCTGACGTCTTCCGGACTGCCCGCCCCATCGTTTTTTTATACCCGCGAAAAATGAAATTTAACCAGGAGTGCCGCATATGGCTGGAACGACGGGGCGTTCCGGGCGTCGCCCCAAGCCAACGGCGCGCAAGGCGCTGGCCGGAAATCCCGGCAAGCGAGCCCTGAACAAAGATGAACCTGTTTTTACGCCCATCAAAGGTGTTGAGCCACCGGAGTGGTTCGCTGAAGAAGATCTCCCTCTCGCCACGATCATGTGGCAACTGACAACCAAAGAACTCTGCGGTCAGGGCCTGCTGTGCGTGACTGACCTCGCGGTGCTTGAGCGGTGGTGCGTGGCCTACGAGTTCTGGCGACGTGCCGTGAAAAATATTGCCAGACAGGGCAACACCATCACCGGTGCAATGGGCGGTATGGTCAAAAATCCGGAGCTGACCGCCAAAAAAGAACAGGAGTCCGAGATGAGCAGTACGGGGGCAATGCTCGGACTCGACCCCAGCAGCCGCCAGCGTCTGATTGGCCTGGCGGGGAAGAAGAAAGCCACTAACCCGTTTCTGAAAATCATCGAATCATGAGCCGGAAATCTTACCCCAACGTAAATGCTGCCAATCAGTATGCCCGTGATGTCGTGCGCGGAAAGATTGTGGCCTGCCAGTTTGTGATTCAGGCCTGCCAGCGCCATCTTGATGACCTGATGGCGGAAAAAAGTAAGTCGTTTCGTTACCGCTTCGACAAGGACCTGGCTGAACGGGCCGCGAAATTTATTCAGCTGTTGCCACACACCAAGGGGGAGTGGGCATTCAAGAGGATGCCCATCACGCTGGAACCGTGGCAGCTCTTTGTGATCTGCTGTGCGTTTGGCTGGGTCAATAAAGGCTCCCGGCTGCGCCGCTTCAGGGAGGTGTATACCGAAATCCCCCGTAAGAACGGCAAATCGGCAATCTCTGCCGGTGTTGCCCTGTATTGTTTTGCCTGTGATAACGAGTTTGGCGCGGAAGTGTATTCCGGTGCCACGACAGAGAAACAGGCGTGGGAAGTCTTTCGCCCGGCGCGACTGATGTGTAAACGCACACCCATGCTGACGGAAGCGTTCGGGATTGAGGTTAACGCCTCAAACATGAACCGTCCGGAGGATGGCGCGCGGTTTGAACCGCTGATCGGTAACCCCGGTGATGGTTCATCACCCCACTGTGCCGTGGTGGATGAATATCACGAGCACGCCACCGATGCGCTTTATACCACGATGCTTACCGGGATGGGCGCGCGACGTCAGCCACTGATGTGGGCTATCACTACCGCCGGGTACAACATTGAGGGGCCGTGCTACGACAAACGGCGGGAAGTCATCGAGATGCTCAACGGCTCGGTGCCCAACGATGAACTGTTCGGGATCATCTATACCGTTGATGAAGGTGACGACTGGACCGACCCGCAGGTGCTGGAAAAAGCCAATCCAAATATTGGCGTGTCGGTTTATCGCGAATTTTTGTTAAGTCAGCAGCAGCGTGCGAAAAATAACGCCCGTCTGGCAAACGTCTTTAAAACAAAACACCTCAATATCTGGGTGTCGGCGCGTTCGGCGTATTTCAACCTGGTGAGCTGGCAGAGCTGCGAGGATAAATCACTGACCCTTGAGCAGTTCGAGGGGCAGCCGTGCATTCTGGCCTTTGACCTGGCGCGTAAACTGGATATGAACAGCATGGCGCGACTTTATACCCGCGAGATTGACGGTAAAACGCATTACTACAGTGTGGCCCCGCGTTTCTGGGTACCGTATGACACGGTGTACAGCGTCGAGAAAAATGAAGATCGACGGACAGCCGAACGCTTTCAGAAATGGGTGGAAATGGGCGTTCTGACCGTTACCGATGGTGCGGAGGTGGATTATCGCTACATCCTCGAGGAGGCCAAAGCGGCGAACAAAATCAGCCCGGTCAGTGAGTCACCCATCGACCCCTTCGGGGCGACCGGGTTGTCACATGACCTTGCTGATGAAGACCTGAACCCCATCACTATCATTCAGAACTACACCAACATGTCCGACCCGATGAAAGAGCTGGAAGCGGCAATTGAATCGGGGCGCTTTCATCATGATGGCAATCCCATCATGACCTGGTGTATCGGCAACGTGGTCGGCAAAACCATTCCGGGTAACGATGATGTGGTGAAGCCCGTCAAAGAGCAGGCGGAAAACAAAATCGATGGTGCAGTTGCGCTGATTATGGCGGTTGGCAGAGCCATGCTGTACGAGAAAGAAGACACGCTGTCTGACCACATTGAGTCCTATGGGATCCGCTCGCTTTAACTGAGGTAATTATGATCATGCTGATTCTCGCGCCTCTGGTGGGCGTGCTGGGGGCGCTTTTGCTGGCGTATGGTGCCTGGCTGATTTATCCCCCGGCGGGGTTTGTTGTTGCCGGGGCGTTGTGCCTGTTCTGGTCGTGGCTGGTGGCGCGATATCTCGACCGTACACAGTCGTCTGTCGGCGGAGGTAAATAGTGTTCTTTTCGGGATTATTTCAACGAAAAAGTGACGCACCGGTGACCACGCCAGCAGAGCTGGCGGATGCTATCGGGTTGTCCTACGACACCTATACCGGAAAGCAGATCAGCAGCCAGCGGGCCATGCGACTGACGGCGGTTTTTTCCTGTGTCAGGGTGCTGGCGGAGTCGGTCGGGATGTTGCCCTGCAACCTGTATCACCTGAACGGCAGCCTGAAGCAGAGAGCCACTGGCGAACGTCTGCATAAGCTGATCTCCACGCATCCCAATGGCTATATGACGCCGCAGGAGTTCTGGGAGCTGGTGGTCACCTGTCTGTGCCTGCGGGGAAACTTTTACGCCTACAAAGTGAAAGCATTTGGCGAAGTGGCTGAACTGCTGCCCGTCGATCCCGGTTGTGTGGTACCGAAGCTTAACAGTAGCTGGGAGCCGGTCTATCAGGTCACATTCCCGGATGGCTCCACGGATGTACTGAGCCAGGAGGATATCTGGCATGTGCGCACGCTGACGCTGGACGGACTGGTGGGGCTGAATCCCATCGCCTATGCCCGCGAGGCAATATCGCTGGCGGCAGCGACCGAAGAGCACGGGGCCAGACTGTTTAGCAATGGCGCGGTGACGTCGGGTGTGTTGCGTACAGAGCAGACGCTGTCAGATCAGGCTTATGAGCGCCTGAAGAAAGATTTTGAGGAGCGTCACACCGGGCTTGGCAATGCTCACCGCCCGATGATCCTTGAGATGGGGCTGGACTGGAAGTCGATGGCGCTGAACGCCGAGGACAGCCAGTTCCTGGAAACCCGCAAGTTTCAGCTTGAAGAAATCTGTCGTCTGTTCCGGGTGCCGTTGCACATGGTGCAGAACACCGATCGCGCCACCTTCAACAATATCGAAGAGCTGGGGCTGGGATTTATCAACTATTCACTGGTGCCGTATCTGACCCGCATCGAACAGCGGATCAACACCGGACTGGTACGAAAAAGTAAGCAGGGCGTTTATTACGCCAAATTTAACGCCGGGGCGTTACTGCGCGGGGATATGAAGTCCCGTTTTGAAGCCTACGCCACCGGGATCAACTGGGGAATTTACTCTCCCAATGACTGCCGCGACCTGGAAGATATGAATCCGCGTCCCGGTGGTGATGTCTATCTCACACCGATGAACATGACCACGAAACCCTCCGATGGCAGTAAAGCCGGTAAGCAGAAGGATAACGCCAATGCAGACGAAACAACGTCTTGATGTACCGCTGAGTCTGAAATCTGTCAGTGACTCCGGTGAGTTTGAAGGGTATGGCTCCGTCTTTGGTGTAAAGGACAGCCACGATGATGTGGTGATGTCCGGGGCATTTGCTGCTTCCCTGCGGGCGTGGAGTGACAGAAAAGCGTTACCTGCGCTGCTCTGGCAGCACCGCATGGATGAACCCATCGGTGTTTACACCGAAATGAAGGAAGACGATGTCGGGCTTTACGTCAGGGGACGGTTGCTTATTGATGATGATCCCCTCGCAAAACGCGCACATGCACACATGAAGGCCGGTTCGTTAACCGGCCTTTCTATTGGGTACGTCCTGAAAGACTGGGAATACGACCGGAGCAAAGAAGCCTTTCTGCTGAAAGAAATCGACCTCTGGGAAGTCAGCCTGGTGACGTTCCCGTCTAACGACGAGGCGCGGATCAGCGACGTCAAGAACGCACTGGCCCGCGGGGAAATCCCCGAACAGAAAAAAATCGAAAGAGTCCTGCGTGATGTCGGACTCTCCCGTACCCAGGCCAAAGCATTCATGGCCGGGGGCTATGGCGCACTGTCCCTGCGCGACGCTGAGGATGTGGGCTCTGCACTGAATGCACTGAAAAATCTGAACTTCTAATCAGGAGAAATACGATGGCGGTTGATATTAAAGATGTCGAACAGGTCGCGCAGGAGCTGCAGCAGAAGTTTGACGACTTCAAAGCAAAGAACGACAAGCGCGTGGATGCGATTGAGCAGGAAAAAGGCAAACTTGCCGGGCAGGTGGAAACCCTGAACGAGAAACTCAGCGAGCTGGAAAACCTCAAAAGCGATCTTGAAAAAGAGCTGCTTGAGCTGAAACGTCCGGCAGGTGGTGCGCAAAATAAACTGGCCACCGAGCATAAAGAAGCGTTTGTGGGTTTCCTGCGTAAAGGCCGTGAAGATGGTCTGCGCGATCTGGAGCGCAAGGCATTACAGGTGGGCACCGATGAAGACGGCGGCTATGCCGTGCCGGAAGCACTGGATCGCAACATTCTCACCCTGCTGAAAGATGAAGTGGTGATGCGCCAGGAAGCCACGGTGATCACCGTTGGTGGTTCCGACTACAAAAAACTGGTGAATCTGGGCGGCACGGCTTCTGGATGGGTTGGCGAGACTGACGCGCGCTCCCAGACTGCCACCTCAAAACTGGGCCTGATTGAACCTTTCATGGGGGAAATCTACGGTAACCCGCAGGCCACCCAGAAAATGCTGGATGATGCCTTTTTCAACGTGGAAGCATGGATCAACAGCGAGCTGGCAACCGAATTTGCCGAACAGGAAGAAATTGCCTTTACCACCGGCGATGGTACCAAGAAGCCGAAAGGGTTCCTGGCGTATGAATCCACGGATGAAACCGATAAGGTCCGGGCGTTCGGCAAACTTCAGCATATTGTATCCGGCGACGCGACTGCGGTGACCGCAGACGCCATTATCAAACTGATTTACACGCTGCGAAAGGCACACCGCACTGGCGCGAAGTTCATGATGAACAACAACAGCCTGTTTGCCATCCGTCTGCTGAAAGACACCGAGGGTAACTATCTGTGGCGTCCGGGGCTGGAACTGGGGCAGCCGTCCTCTCTGGCGGGTTACGGTATCGCTGAAAACGAACAGATGCCGGATATCGCCGCTGATGCGAAAGCCATTGCATTTGGTAACTTCAAACGGGGTTACACCATCGTTGACCGTATCGGCACCCGCATTCTGCGTGATCCGTACACCAATAAACCGTTTGTCGGTTTTTATACCACCAAGCGCACCGGCGGGATGCTGGTCGATTCGCAGGCCATCAAACTGCTGAAGATTGCAGCGGCGTAATCATTTAGGGGCGCGGAACCGCGCCCCCTGTTCTGACGGGTGAAGAATCATGATCCTGAAACAAGATCTGAAATGGTCACCGGACGGTATGCGTGTTGAGGTCATTCGGGCCGGTGAGTATGACGACGGGGCGCTTCCTGCCCGGGTGCAGGAGATTGCACTTCAGGCCGGGTTAGCTGAGCGTGGAACCAGTGCAAAAAGCAGTAAAGCGGCAAAAGAGAAAAAAGCCACGACCAGTAAAGAGAGCTGAGTATGCTTCTGACAATGGAAGAGATTAAAGCCCAACTCCGGCTGGATGAGGATTTCGATGCTGATGACCGCCATCTGCAACTGCTGGCCTGTGCGGCGCAAAAGCGGACGGAAACGTATCTGAACCGGAAGCTCTATGCACCGGATGAATCCATTCCGGACAGCGATCCGGACGGGCTGCACCTGCCGGATGATATTCGTCTGGGGATGCTGATGCTTATCAGCCATTTTTACGAAAACCGCTCGTCGGTTACGGAAGTGGAGAAACTCGACATGCCGCAGAGTTTTGGCTGGCTTGTCGGCCCGTACAGGTACTTTCCGCAATGAAAATTCGTCAGGCGCAGACCAGCGCAACCTACATTCTGCCGGACCCCGGTGAACTGAATAAACGCGTCCTGATCCGCCTGCGGGTGGATATGCCCGCGGATAACTTTGGCGTGGAGCCTCAATACCCGGTTACGTTCCGGACATGGGCGAAGGTTGTCCAGACCAGTGCCACCACCTGGCAGGAAACCGCGCAGACCGGGGACGCCATCACCCATTACATCACCATTCGTTATCGCCGGGGGATCACCGCTGATTATGAGGTGGTCTGCGGTGACAGTGTGTACCGGGTGAAACGTCAGCGCGATCTGAACGGGGCGCGGCGCTTTCTGCTGCTGGAGTGTACGGAGCTGGGCGAATGTAGGCAGAGTCACGGAGGCAACAATGACGACTTCCTTTTTGCACGTTGATTTTCAGCAGCCCGCGGAGATGCGCTTTAACCGCGCCCGTGTCCGGCGGGCGTTTGTCACGATTGGTCAGCGTCATATGCGTGATGCCCGTCGGCTGGTGATGCGCCGTGCGCGGTCGGCACCGGGTGAAAACCCCGGTTATCAGACCGGACGCCTGGCTCGTTCGATTGGTTACATGGTACCCAGAGCCAGTAAACATCGCCCTGGTTTTATGGCACGTATAGCCCCTAACCAGCGTAATGGAGAGGGAAACCGCCGTATCACCGGTGATTTTTATCCGGCTTTTTTGTTCTATGGCGTGAGGCGAGGGGCAAAGCGTCGTCGCAGCCATCATCGTGGTGCATCCGGTGGCAGCGGCTGGCGACTGGCTCCACGTAATAACTTCATGGTGGAAACTCTTGAAAAGAACCGCAGCTGGACACGCTATTTTCTGGCGCGGGAATTGCGTAAATCACTGAAGCCGGAGCGACGACACAGATGAAACTGACGCCTGTTATTGCTGCACTGCGTGCCCGCTGTCCGTATTTTGAAAACCGGGTTGCAGGCGCGGCCCAGTTCAAAAATCTGCCGGAGGTCGGAAAGCTGAAACTCCCGGCGGCATATGTTGTACCGGGTGATGATTCTCCGGGAGAAAACAAAAGCCAGACCGACTACTGGCAGGAGCTGAAAGAGGGCTTCTCCGTGGTTGTCATACTGAGTAACGGGCGTGATGAGCGCGGTCAGTTTGCTTCGTATGATGTGGTGGACGATGTCCGGCAGATGCTCTTTAAGGCTCTGCTGGGCTGGAACCCGGAGGCGTGCGGTAACCCGATTACCTATGACGGCGGCACGCTGCTGGATCTGAATCGTCATGAGCTGATTTATCAGTTCGATTTTTCGGTCATCAGCGAGCTGACCGAAGACGATACCCGCCAGCAGGATGAGCTGAACAGTCTGGATGAACTGCGAACGCTGGCGATTGATGTTGATTATCTCGATCCCGGTAACGGGCCTGACGGCGATATCGAACATCACACCGAAATACCCCTTCCTTCCTGAGGATCATCATGTTTGTGAAACCTGTTAAAGGGCGGTCAGTGCCTGACCCTGCCCACGGCGACCTTTTGCCCGCCGAAGGGCGAAATGTTGATGAGAACAACTACTGGCTGCGCCGTGAAGCAGCGGGTGATATCCGGCGCGTGAATAAAAAGGTGAACACCGATGACGATAAGCTTTAACACCATTCCGTCGAATACGCTGGTTCCGCTGTTTTATGCGGAAATGGATAACCAGGCTGCGAATACTGCACAGGACAGCGGAGCATCGCTGCTGATTGGTCATGCCAATAACGGTGCAGAGATTGTTGCCAACAGTCTGGTGCTGATGCCGTCGGCAGACTATGCACGCCAGATTTGTGGTGCGGGAAGTCAGTTGGCGCGTATGGTCGAGGCTTATCGCCAGACCGACCCGTTTGGTGAACTGTATGTAATTGCCGTTCCTGAATCCACGGGCGCGGCGGCAACGGTTACGCTGACGGTGACCGGGGCGGCAACCGAAACCGGCACGGTGAATGTTTATGTGGGACGTACCCGCGTGCAGGCACCGGTGACCAACGGCGATAACGTCACGACGATTGCCAGCAGTATCAAAGATGCCATTAATGCCGTTCCGGCCCTGCCGTTTACGGCCTCATCTTCGGCAGGCGTGGTCACGCTGACCGCGCGTCATAAGGGGCTTTGCGGGAATGAAATTCCTGTCAGCCTCAATTACTACGGCTTTGGTGGGGGCGAAGTGCTGCCAGCGGGCGTACAGATTGCTGTGGCGACGGGGAGCGCCGGAACGGGCGCTCCGGTTCTCACCGGCGCGGTGGCTGCAATGGCGGATGAGCCGTTTGATTATATTGGCCTGCCGTTCAACGACACGGCCTCCGTTAACACGCTGGTGACAGAGATGAACGATACCAGCGGTCGCTGGAGCTATGCGCGTCAGCTGTATGGTCATGTGTATACGGCAAAGATCGGCACGCTGTCAGAACTGGTGAACGCAGGTGACCAGTTTAACCAGCAGCACATTACCCTGGCGGGATACGAAAAAGAGACCCAGACGCCTGCCGACGAGCTGGCGGCAAGCCGTACCGCCCGCGCAGCGGTGTTTATTCGCAACGATCCGGCACGTCCCACGCAGACCGGTGAGCTGGTGGGTATGCTGCCTGCGCCGAAGGGGAAACGGTTCACGATGACCGAACAACAGACCCTGCTGTCTCATGGCGTGGCAACGGCGTATGTCGAAAGCGGGGTGCTGCGCATTCAGCGTGATGTCACCACGTACAGGAAAAACGCTTACGGTGTTGCGGATAACAGCTACCTCGACAGCGAGACGCTGCATACCAGCGCGTATGTGCTGCGCAAACTGAAATCCGTCATTACCAGTAAGTACGGGCGTCACAAGCTTGCCAGCGACGGTACCCGCTTTGGTCCCGGTCAGGCGATTGTCACACCGGCGGTGATCAAAGGGGAACTGCTGGCAACCTACCGTCAGCTTGAGCGTGCGGGGATCGTGGAAAACTACGAACTGTTTAAGCAGTACCTGGTTGTGGAGCGTGATGCCAGCGATCCGAACCGCCTGAACACGCTGTTCCCGCCTGACTATGTTAACCAGTTGCGTGTCTTTGCCGTGGTTAACCAGTTCCGTCTTCAGTATTCAGAGGAGTCTGCATAATGGCCCGTATCGGGGGAACCTGTTATTTCAAAATTGACGGTCAGCAGCTATCGCTGACCGGCGGCATTGAGGTGCCCATGAACAGGACGGTCAATGATGACATCATCGGCCTGGACGGTTCAGTGGACCGCAAGGAAACTCACCGTGCGCCTTATGTCAAAGGGACCTTCAAGGTGCCGAAGAATTTTCCGGTGAGCAAAATCACCTCGTCTGATGAGATGACCATCACTGCCGAGCTGGCGAACGGTCAGGTCTATGTATTGTCGTCCGCCTGGCTGCACGGCGAAGCGAACCATAATGCCGAAGAAGGCACGGTTGATCTTGAGTTCCACGGTGAAGAAGGGGATTACCAGTAATGAAAGAGCTTGAGTTAAAGAAACCGATTATCGCTCATGGTGAGACACTCTCCGTACTGGAGTTTGATGAACCCACCGGGAAGGATGTCCGCGAGCTGGGGTATCCCTACCAGATGAATCAGGATGAGTCAGTCAGACTTCTGGCGCATGTGGTGTCGAAATACATTGTGCGGCTGGCGAAAGTGCCGCAAAGCTCTGTCGACCAGATGTCTCCGGCAGACCTGAATGCAGCGGCGTGGCTTGTGGCTGGTTTTTTCCTCCAGGCCTGACGGCTGAATACCTCACTGATCGCTTCTTTGACTGCGCCAGCTACTGGCGCATTAATCCTTTCGAATTGCTGAATATGCCGATCAGTGAAATTCCCTTGCTGGTCAGTCAGGCAAACAGGATAGAGCAGGAGAAACGCACACATGGCGGAATTTGAGCTTAAGGCGTTGATCACCGGTGTCGACAGGCTTTCTCCCGCGCTGTCGAAAATGCAAAAGAAAATCCGGGGATTTAAACGCCAGGCGGAAGAAGCGTCACAGGGTGGGCTGGCGCTTGGTGGCGGACTGGCAGCGGGTCTGACGCTTTCCCTGAAATCTTATGCCGATCAGGAAAACGCCGCCACCGGGCTGAAAGTCGCCATGATGGATGCGAACGGCGAGGTCGGAAAGAGCTTTCAGGACATCAATAAACTGGCTATTGGCCTGGGTAACCAGCTACCCGGTACAACGGCTGATTTCCAGAACATGATGCAGATGCTGGTGCGTCAGGGGATCCCGGCAGAAAACATTCTTGGCGGTGTGGGTAAAGCGACAGCTTATCTTGCGGTACAACTGAAAAAAACACCGGAAGCGGCTGCTGAGTTTGCTGCAAAGATGCAGGATGCTACCGGAACGGCGTCAGAAGACATGATGGGGCTGTTCGACACTATCCAGAAGGCGTTTTATCTGGGTGTTGACGATACCAACATGTTGTCCTTCTTCACTAAAACCAGCTCTGTTCTGAAGATGGTGAACAAGGACGGTCTTCAGGCTGCACAGAGCCTTGCCCCCATCAGCGTCATGATGGATCAGATGGGGATGAACGGGGAGTCGGCAGGTAACGCCCTGCGAAAAGTTATCCAGTCCGGATTAAGCGTTAAGAAAATCAGGGACGTCAATAAAATCATGGCCCGCCAGAAACTCGGGGTACAGCTCGATTTTACTGACGGCAAAGGAAGTTTTGGCGGTCTTGATAACATGTTCAGGCAACTGGCAAAGCTGCGAAAACTGACCGACGTTAAGCGAACAGGTGTACTTAAGGCAATATTTGGTGATGATGCCGAAACCCTTCAGGTGGTCAATGCACTAATCGATAAAGGAAAGGATGGCTACGATCAGATCCAGCAGAAGATGAATAAACAGGCCAGCCTGAATAAACGTGTTCAGGCCCAGCTTGGTACGCTGTCCAACCTGTGGGAGGCAATGACGGGGACCGCAACTAACGGCCTTGCGGCTATTGGCGGCGCATTTTCTGGTGACGCCAAAAATATCACGCAATGGCTGGGGGAGTTAGGGGAAAAATTCACGAAGTTTGCGGATGAAAATCCCCGGGTTATTCGCGGCGTCGTCGGGCTTGCTGCCGGTCTTGCGATTCTGAAACTGGGATTGATGGGCGTTGGCGGTGCCATCAGTATTGTCAGCAGGATCATGTCGATGACGCCGATTGGAATGATTGCGACGGCGATAGCCCTGGCTGCGGGATTAATTATCACTAACTGGGATGTTGTCGGACCTTATTTCAAGAAGCTCTGGGAAACCATTGGTCCTTATTTTGAGGCTGGCTGGGAACTTCTGAAGAAGGTTTTTGCCTGGTCGCCGCTGGGGATGGTAATCAATAACTGGGGACCGGTTGTTAAGTGGTTTCAGGATATGTGGGACAAACTGAAGCCAATTATTGAGTGGTTTACCGACAGTTCCGGTGACACGGTCGATGCCATTAACTCTGCGCAGTGGGGCGCGGGTGCTTATGATGCTTATGGGACGGGAATACCGGCACGGGGATACACACCTTATCCGGCGGTAGATCTGGCTCAGTCAAACAACGCCTCCGATGCCACAGGCCCGAATCCCTTCATGATTAACAAAGCTTCTGCGCCAAAAGTTGATGGTGAGATCAAGGTATCATTTATAAATATGCCACCAGGTATGCGGGTTACGGAAACACGCTCCAGTGGCATTGATATAAATCACGATGTTGGCTATACCCGATTTTGGTAGCCAGGATTCCCCTCACAGGTATTGCTGGTTGTAAGTCATAAATAGAGTGATAGAATTAATGCACATTTAGAAAAATGTTAATAGGCGGAAAATGAAAGGCTATATCACAGCAAGTGTAATTCTTGGAGCAGCGGCTGTTTTTTCATCTCTCATAATCTCTGGCAACATCTCCTTTAAAGATGAACATATTATTCAGTTATCTGGAGGAGCCATAAAACTTGGTGATGTTTATAAAGAAAATAAATTGATAAGTGCAAAGATTATTTTTCCAGATAATCAGGGTGAACAGATTCTTGTTGTCGACGGCAATCCTGAAAACTTTAAGGAGGATTTTCAGGAGAAATTAAATAAAGTAATAAAAACTTTAAATGCGTCAAAGAAAAAAGATGAAGAGAAAGTTAGCCTGGATAATTTAAGTGTTATTGAAGAGTCTAAACTAGAGCTCGTTTCTGCGGTGCGTTACTCTGCTCAGTATGTTCCTATGTTTACTCTGACGCTGGACAAAAAAGAAATTACCATGCCTAAAAATACGGTAATATTTCCATTTGCCAGCGATGAAACAGCTAAGTATTTAAATGAACAACAGCAAAAGTATAAAGATTCGTTGTTTCTGACTCGCTAATTAATAAAATTCATTACAAGGCCACCTTCTAATAGGTGGCTTTTTTATTTTCGGAGTGTATATGACGTGGAAAGACAGGCTTCAGGATGCGTCATTTCGAGGTGTGCCGTTTAAGGTTGAAGAAGAAAGTGCGGGAACCGGCCGTCGTGTGGAAACACACGAATATCCGAACCGCGACAAACCCTATACCGAAGATCTGGGAAAAGTCACTTTCCGCCCGTCCATCACGGCTTATGTGGTGGGAGATGACTGCTTTGACCAGCGCGATCGCCTGATTGACGCGCTGAATAAACCCGGTCCCGGCACGCTTGTCCACCCGACATACGGTGAGTTGAAAGTCTGTGTTGACGGGGAAGTTCGGGTCAGCACATCGAAGAGTGAAGGGCGTATTGTCCGCTTTGACCTGAAGTTTGTCGAAGCGGGAGATCTCTCTTACCCCACATCAGGCGTGGCGACGGCGCAGACGCTGATGTCATCCTGTTCTGCACTGGATGACTGCATCAGTGACAGCTTCAGCGGTTTCAGTATCGATGGCGTGGCGGATTTTGTGCAGAACGACGTTATCGGTAATGCCAGCACAATGCTTGGGTATGTTTCTGATGCGATGAAAGTGGTGGATTCTGCCGTATCGGATGCCGCCAGGCTGTTGCAGGGTGATATCTCGGTACTTCTGCCGCCGCCATCGTCAGGCAAAAATTTCGTTGAGCAGGTGCAGAAAATGTGGCGTACCGGGAAACGCCTTTATGGTAACGCCAGCGACCTGGTCACCATGATCAAAACGCTTTCCGGTGTCAGCCTCGGCAGCGATCTGCAACCGCGCGGCGTCTGGAAAACGGACAGTAAAACCACCGCCACGGCGACGCAGCAGCGTAACGTGGTTGCCAGCACCCTTCGTACGACCGCAATCAGCGAAGCGGCGTATGCCGTCATCCGATTGCCTGCGCCAACAACTTCCGCGGTGATGCAGAATGCCACAGTGGGGCAGGCAACAACACCTGCGCAGAGCACCGGTTGGCCTTCCGTCACGCATCCGGCACTGAACAATGCACCGGCGGTGAAAAACACGGTTGACCTGCCGACGTGGGAAGAACTGACTGACATTCGCGACACACTGAATACGGCAATTGATAAGGAGTTGTCCCGTACAACCAGTGATGCGCTGTTTCTGGCGCTGCGCCGGGTGAAAGCAGATCTGAATGCGGATATCAACACGCGCCTTGAACAGTCTGCACGGATCATTCAGCGCACACCGGATGAGGTTTTACCCGCGCTGGTGCTGGCGGCGACCTGGTTTGATAACGCGGCGCGTGACGTGGACATTATCCGGCGTAATGCCATTACGCATCCCGGCTTTGTGCCGGTGATCCCTCTGAAGGTGCCAGTGCAATGAACGATAACGTCACGCTACGGGTAAATGGCCGGGAGTGGAATGGCTGGACATCGGTGCGCATCGGTGCCGGTATTGAACGGCTGGCGCGGGATTTCAGTGTGGAGATCACCCGCCAGTGGCCGGGAGATGAGGGTATCACCACGCTTCAGCCGCGCATTAAAAATGGTTCAAAAGTGGAAGTGCTGATTGGTGATGAGCTGGTGATCACCGGCTGGGTGGAGGCGACCCCCGTTCGTTACGATGCCCGTTCGGTCAGCACCGGTATTGCCGGACGTAGTCTGACTGCTGACCTGATTGACTGTGCAGCCGAACCGACACAGTTTAACGGACGCTCGCTGGTGCAGATAGCGCAGGCGCTTGCTGCGCCTTTCGGCATTGAGGTGGTGAACAGCGATGCGCCGTCGGGTGTTATTCCTGATGTCCAGCCTGATCACGGTGAAACGGTGATCGAGGTGATCAACAAAATACTCGGTCAGCAGCAGGCGCTGGCTTATGACGACCCGCACGGCAGGCTGGTGATTGGCGGTATTGGCTCAACGCGGGCACATACCGCGCTGGTACTTGGGGAAAACATCCTTTCCTGTGATACGGAGAAGAGTATCCGGGAGCGGTTTTCAGTTTACCAGGTGGCGGGGCAGCGTGCCGGAAACGACGATGATTTCGGTGAGGCCACCACCACCGCGCTGCGGGCCCGCACAGAGGACGCATTTATTGCCCGTTACCGTCCGATGTATATCAGGCAGACAGGGCAGGCCACGGGGGCAGGCTGTATTGCGCGTGCTGACTTTGAAGCCCGACAACGGGCGGCGCGGACGGATGAAACCACCTATGTGGTGCAGGGCTGGCGACAGGGTAACGGTACGCTGTGGCAGCCCAACCAGCGGGTGATTGTCTTCGATCCGGTCTGTGGTTTCGACAATACCGAACTGCTTGTCTCGGAAGTCACGTTTACTCAGGACCAGAACGGCACCCTGACGGAAATCCGTGTCGGCCCACCTGATGCTTATCTGCCTGAACCAGAAGCCCCCGGCGCGCGGAAAAAGAAAAAAGCCAGAGTACAGGAGGACCCGTTCTGATGAGGACGATTGAAGCCATGCAGCGACAACTCCTCGGCCTGATTGGGCGGGCCGTGGTGAAAAGCATCAGTGCCGCCACGAAATGTCAGACCGTGGATGTGTCCCTGATTGCCGGTGAACCCAAAGCCGGGGTTGAACATCTTGAACCCTACGGTTTTACCGCAAGGGCAAACAGCGGTGCGGAAGCGGTGGTGTTGTTTCCGGATGGCGACCGTTCTCATGCGGTGGTTGTTACGGTGTCGGACCGGCGCTACCGCCTGAAAGGGCTGCAGACGGGTGAGGTGGCTGTCTATGACGATCAGGGGCAGTCCGTGACGCTGACCCGGGAGGGGATCGTAGTGGACGGTGCAGGTAAAACGATCACGTTTCGCAATGCACCTGAAGCACGTTTTGAAATGGACCTTGAAGTGACCGGACAGGTGAAAGACCTGTGCGACTCCGGCGGCACCACCATGTCAGCGATGCGGCTTGCCTATAACGGGCATTGTCACAGAGAGAACGGTCAGGGCAGTAACACCGACAAACCTGATAAAGCGATGGAGGCATGATGGAACTGTGGCTGACGGTGAACGGTAAACGCACCTGCGCCAGCGCACCGCTGGATCCGCTGACCCGCGCCGTGGTGATTTCCCTGTTTACCTGGCGGCGGGCGGAGCCTGATGACAACGCCGACGTCCCGATGGGATGGTGGGGGGATACCTGGCCTGCGGTACAGAATGACCGTTACGGCTCCCGACTGTGGCTGCTTCAGCGCAGCAAACTGACCAATCAGCTGGTGCAGACGGTAAGGGGGTATATCCGTGAATGCCTGCAATGGATGATTGATGACGGCGTGGTGTCCCGTATTGATCTGGATATCCGCCGCACCGGGATTAATGAACTGGGTAACAGTATCACCCTCTGGCGTCGTGACGGACCGGTAATGATTTCTTTTGATGATCTGTGGAGTGCGATAACGCATGGCGGACAGTGAATTTCAGCGCCCGACGCTGGCAGAAAATATCAGTATGCTCCGTAACGATTTATTCGCCAGGCTGGACGTCAGCGACACGCTCCGGCGCATGGATGAAGACGTGCGGGCAAAGGTGTATGCGGCGGCGCTGCATACGGTTTACGGGTACATCGATTATCTGGCAATGAATATGCTGCCTGACCTGTGCGATGAGTCCTGGCTGGCGCGACATGCTGCGATGAAACGGTGTCCGCGCAAGGGGGCCACGGCTGCCAGCGGGTATATGCGCTGGGAAGGTGTCAGCGATGGCCTGAAGGTGACTGCCGGGAGTGTTATTCAGCGCGATGACCTGGTTCAGTACACGGCAACTGCCGATGCAACCAGCTCCGGTGGTGTCCTGCGCGTGCCGATCGCCTGCTCAAGTGCAGGCGCGGTCGGTAACGCTGACGACGGTACGTCATTAATCCTGGTCACGCCGGTGAATGGTCTGCCGTCTTCCGGCGTGGCAGATACCCTGACAGGTGGATTTGATACTGAAGAGCTGGAAACGTGGCGCGCCCGCGTCATTGAGCGGTATTACTGGACACCTCAGGGCGGGGCTGACGGGGACTATGTCGTCTGGGCTAAAGAAGTGCCCGGCATTACCCGCGCATGGACATACCGTCACTGGATGGGAACGGGAACTGTCGGTGTGATGATTGCCAGCAGTGACCTGATTAATCCCATTCCGGAAGAATCAACGGAAACGGCAGCAAGACAACATATCGGGCCACTGGCCCCGGTGGCAGGCTCTGATTTGTATGTATTCAGGCCGGTGGCACATACGGTGGATTTTCATATCCGCGTGACGCCGGACACACCAGAAATACGGGCTGCCATTACCGCGGAGTTGCGTTCGTTCCTGCTGCGTGATGGTTATCCGCAGGGAGAGCTGAAGGTGTCGCGTATCAGTGAAGCGATTTCCGGTGCGAACGGGGAATACAGCCATCAGTTGCTTGCACCGGCAGACAATATCTCCATTGCGAAAAACGAACTGGCGGTTCTGGGGACGATTTCATGGACGTGACAAACGATGATTACATCCGTCTGTTGTCAGCACTGTTGCCGCCCGGTCCGGCGTGGTCAGCCAGCGATCCGGCGATTGCCGGTGCAGCACCATCATTAACCCGTGTTCATCAGCGTGCGGATGCCCTGATGCGGGAGCTGGATCCGCGCACCACCACCGAACTGATAAACCGCTGGGAGCGTCTGTGCGGTCTGCCGGATGAATGTATTCCGGCGGGAACGCAGACCCTTCGCCAGCGTCAGCAACGGCTGGATGCGAAGGTTAACCTGGCGGGCGGCATCAACGAGGATTTTTATCTTGCACAGCTTGCTGCCCTGGGCAGACCAGATGCCACCATCACGCGATACGACAAAAGCACCTTCACCTGCTCATCGGCCTGTACTGACGTGGTGAATGCGCCGGAATGGCGGTATTACTGGCAGGTCAACATGCCAGCTGCCACCAACACCACCTGGATGACATGTGGTGATCCCTGTGATTCCGCACTGCGTATCTGGGGCGACACCGTTGTCGAGTGTGTGCTTAACAAACTCTGCCCGTCGCATACCTACGTAATTTTTAAATATCCGGAGTAATCCATGCATCGTATAGACACGAAAACCGCGCAGAAGGATAAGTTCGGCGCGGGTAAGAACGGTTTTACCCGTGGTAACCCCCAGACCGGCACACCTGCCACCGATCTGGATGATGACTACTTTGATATGTTGCAGGAAGAACTCTGCAGCGTGGTGGAGGCATCCGGTGCCAGCCTGGAGAAGGGGCGGCATGACCAGCTGCTTACCGCGCTTCGTGCGCTGCTGTTAAGTCGCAAAAATCCGTTTGGCGATATCAAATCGGATGGCACGGTGAAAACGGCTCTCGAAAACCTTGGTTTGGGAGAAGGTTCAGCATTACCCGTTGGTGTGCCTGTTCCGTGGCCTTCCGCTACTCCGCCAACAGGCTGGCTGAAATGCAACGGTGCGGCTTTTTCTGCTGAAGAATACCCGGAACTGGCAAAGGCTTACCCGACAAATAAATTGCCTGATTTACGCGGTGAATTTATTCGTGGCTGGGATGATGGACGTGGAGTGGATGCGGGGCGAGCCTTGCTAAGTCTTCAGAATGACTCTTTTGAAGCTCACAGGCATGAGTCCTTTTTTTACGCGGGTATTTCACGCAATGAAACACCATTAAAAAATCTTCCAAGTTCAGACGAGATGCTGACTTTAAGTTCCACAACTAATGCCTTGTCCCCGGACAGTATTGATGCCACCAATTCGTTAATTGGTAATGATGATTACAACTGTCTGATTGAAGGAAATAAAAATAACAAACGAACGGCAACGGGGTTGAGTACCAGTATTGTCGGTGCAGCAGAGACACGCCCACGTAATATTTCATTTAATTACATTGTGAGGGCTGCATGATGTATAACGCCATCTTAAATAATAAATTTATTACCACAAAGGCAGGAGAGATTACCGTTTATAACTATGACAGTGAGACACGGGAGTATATTTCTGCATCAACTGAATATCTTGCTGTGGGTGTCGGTATCCCTGCATATTCCTGTTTAGATGCTCCTGGCACACATAAGGTTGGTTATGCAATCTGCCGTTCGGCAGATTTAAACTCATGGGAATATGTGCCAGACCATCGCGGTGAAGTTGTCTAT